TTATTTACCTTTCGGCGGTGCTGGAAGTGGTTGCCAGTGAGATACCTCATCATCAGCATAATCAAACCACCCCCCTAAATCGGAATCATATATTGCTACTGCTATTGGTGGCTCATACTCTGGACAATACACAAGATAATAATCATCCTCTACTGGCACACATTTATCATACTTAATCCATCTGCTCATGCTTACTCCTTTGGCGGTGGTGGAAGAGGCATCCAGTGCGTAATTTCATTACAAGAATCCCATCCCTCGTCACTGTAAAAACTCACCACTTGAATATTTCCAATTTCATTAATGGCTAATACTGGCTCGCTATAACCATCATCATCTAATTCAGGCATACGCTCTGAACATTTAATCCATGGATTTTTAAATTTATCTAACTCGTTTTCTGCATCAGATAATGCGTCATATAAAATAGCAATGCCATTCATTGCATCTTGATAAGCTAAAGATGGTGAAGTCATATTTACCCCCTTGTTGTAGATGTTTCTGTAACATCAGGACTAGACAAGAAATGATTTAGCTTACAAGTGCATTCTTTGCATAGGTCTATTTGTTTTTCGTCAATACCTCCAGCATTTCCACTTACACCTATTACGCCCCAATTCTTTTTGATATATAAGCTTGTCATTAAATATTCAGGATTGTCATTACTTAATGGCATAATTTCATTGCCGCATCTATCACAAAATAATTTAGTTATTTTTACTTTTCCCATATCACACCACCCAGCAAAACGCTTTCCACGCAACGCCAAGAAATAATCCTATTCCAGCTCCAGCCATTGCAATAACATACGCTCCTGTTAATAAATAAATTAACCATTCTGTAAATGCTTTCATATTTACTCCATCATACCTTTCATAAAATCAAGCCATTTTTGAGCATCTTCTTCTGTGCGGAAACATTGACCATTTTGAGAAGAAGATCTATATGTTGAACTGCTTTCCGAATACCCATAATCGCAATATATTTCACCCCAATAAATATAATAGAATGGCTCACCATCTTTCGGCTTAAATGGCTTAGGTAAATCTTCAATTCTAATCTTTGGCTCTTCCCACATTCCAATGATGTCGCATTCGTCTTCTATATGTACAGAGTATGCACCAGAATCATGCCATCTCAAGGAATGCTCGAAAGAATTATGATCATTCTCCAGAGAAGTAATACCAATCAAATGTTTATCACTTATAGGGTTTTTGAAATATTGTTTTAAGTCACATAGTACAAATGCTTTTCTACCACTTCTCAACATCACAGGCTCCCCATTCAAAGCCGCTTTTAAGTCAAATTCTTTCATTTTCTTTCTCCTCAATTTTCATGAATAACATCCAATGCGTATTGTTTGCTTTTCCCGATTTATGCCCTATTATTGGCGTTTCACCAAAGAGCGAGATAATTTTGCTTACTGGTACTTGTGTTTCATTCCACTTAAAAATAAGAGTGCCATAATCGTCTAACACCCTCATGCATTCCTGAAAGCCTTTTAATAGCTGATTTTGCCAATCTTTATCTAATCGTCCATATTTCTTTACTAGCCAGGAATTGTCACCGCCTTGTATTAAGTGTGGCGGGTCGAATATAACGCACTTGAAAGATTTATCAGGGTATGGCATATCAGTGAAGTCATGAATTACATCAGGCGATACTTCTAAATGTCTAATTTTGTCACGATCCTTAAAACTTAGTTTTTGTTTTCTTATATCTGCAAAAAGCACATTTGGATTATCCTTATCAAAGTAAAACATTCTACCGCCGCAGCAAGCATCTAGAATTGGTTTCATATTATCTCCTTAAAACAAAAGGCGCTCGATTGGAACGCCTATTGTTAATTACCACTGATACATATAACCAGCACCGATTGTTGCATCTTTCTGACTATCAAGCCCGATTGATGCCTTAATGATATGTTTACCGTTATCGATCGCACGAGAATAACCAACCGCTAAAGCTGATTGACCGTGCTTATAACCAACACCAACGCCAACGCCTGATTTTCCCGATAGATAAACTTGCGGAATATTTGCCATAGCGGCAACCGCAGCAGTTCCGGCATCGGCACGTTTTCTATTCTTGAGAATATCACGGTCTAAACTATGGATAGCTTTAGTATTTGCACTAGAGGCTTTCAATGCAGCAGTTGTCGCTTTTTGTGTTTGAATAATAGCCTCACTATTTTGTCTGATAAATTGAGTTTGGTATTCAAGTTCATCAGCTACTTCCGCTAAATTTGCTGCGTTTGCTGATACTGCAATGGTTGCCACTGCTAATGCTAATAAAAATTTTTTCATTTGTTTCCTCATTTTAAGATAATAAAAAAGCCCACATTCGTGAGCTACGTTAAAAATTACTGTTTAAGATTTACCACTGGCAAAACATCAACCAAAGGTCTTTGCGTGCTTGTTTCTTGCGGAGCATCAAAATAGTGTTTTGCCCACTTGATAAATTCAGCAACAACATCAGTATTCGGTACATCTTGCAATGCTAATTCTGAGATATTGATAATGTCATTTCTCATTTCAGCGCCGAATAATATCCAATTTTCTTTAACATCATTGATTGCTAGTTCTATTGCGGATTCATTGTTGCTATTCATTCTTACATAGAAATAGCAAACGAAAATATCTGCCAATCGAGAATAGCGGATGCCGACTTTAATCTCATTCATGCCCACGCCCTCCGCACAATGAAATACCACCTTTCATAACGCACTCTGTTTTATTATTGCTTGCCTTATAAAGCCCTCCGGCAAGAGTGAAATAATTTGCGGCATCAATATAGTGATCAGCATGACTGGAATCGCCATTTAAGATTCTCACTTGCTTTGCGTTAGCCATTGTTAAACCATAAAATTTAACATTGCTAATTGTGCCAGCTAACCATTTTTCGACAACTGGGCGCATTAACTGCGCAAAATCTTGCGCACCCTTTTCAAAATCGCCATGCGTATTTTTTCGTTCTTCTAAAATTTCTTCTGCTGTTTTCATAGTGCAACCTTAAATCCATTAAATTCAACTGATAGCTCATCCAATAAGCCTGAAAGCACGTTGGCCATTAAAATAAAATCAGCGTAAAAGCGTTTGCCAATTTCTTCTTTTGGAATGTCATCATTTTGCTCTGTGATACGGTCATCAAATTTCAATCGTTTTAGTGTGCCATCATCACGCAAAACAAATTTGAGATTGTTTTCCCATTCAAGAGCGAGTTTTGATACAAGCCCTGATTGTGCAAGCTCTACAATATCTTCATCGAGTAATGATTTATTTTTGCAACTGATTACGCCAAGATCGTTTTTCTCACGAATTTCAGCCTCTTCTAACAAAATCAGCCAATTAGGCTCTTTATCTGCAATCCACTCAGTCATCACCTCGCAAGGCGGTGTATTAAAGCTGACTGGAATGACTGGAAGTGAGCCTAGCGATTTACGCAATAGCGCTAGGGCATCTTCAGCGATTTTTGATGATGCTGCATCAACGTAAATCAGTTTTGTTTTTAAATCGATGAAAAGTGCGGTAAATTTAAACTTGGAAAATGCTTGAGAGCTTAGTGATGCAACAACATCATCTCTTAATGATAGGCGCTCGGTTTTCTTTAATTTTCGCTGTTCTTTTTCTTCAAGTGCCGCAATTCGGATATTTAGTTCACGGTTGATCACATCTACCGGCAAAATCTTTTCTTCACGTTTAGCCATTAGTAAAACTTTGTTATCTGCAAAATAGGCTAAATCACCATTTGTTTCTAACGGTGCAGTCCAACCGAATCTACTAATCTCAGACGGTTCGCACGGCGTAAATTGGCATTCTTTTAGTTTTGATTCGATTTCACCGAAGTCAATATTCTTTGTTAGGCGATAAATGATCGCATTTTTAAACCACATATTTACTCATCCTTGTAAATTTAAAGTCCACTATCTAGCGGCCTTATTTTTGTTAGTGTAGTTGATTATTTCTCTAATTTGTTCACGAACACGCTCAATCTCTAAGTAGAGAGCTTGCTCTTGTTTGTAAAGCTCTTTTAGTTGTTGCTCTATATTCTCGTTATCCATTTCACCTCCTAAAAAGGCGTTATTTAGTGCTTGCAATCATTCTTAAAATACGGCTTTGACTTTCCATTGCAAGAAAGCTCTTGCCGGTTTTAAGGACGATATATGCTCCTTTATCTTGTGAAGTGATGCTATGAATATCATCAACATCAATACTCATTTCATCTCTGCTATCTGCATCGGTTAAATCTATCTTTGCGCCCATAATGCACCTCAGCTAAAATGGAATATTGTCATCAAACGCATCCACTGGCGGCTCAGATTGCTGAGGTTTAGATTGTGCTTTTTGTTGTTTATCGTGCTGTTTAGGTGGTTGATTTTGTGTGGCATCTTGGTTTCGACCGCCTAACATTTGAAAGTTATCGCATTGGATTTCAGTGGAATAACGATCTTGACCGTTATTGTCTTGCCATTTACGAGTTTTTAATCTTCCCTCAACATACACTTGAGATCCTTTATGTAGATATTGAGCGGCGATCTCGGCTAGTTTTCGATAAATGACAATGCGATGCCATTCGGTCACTTCTTTTTTCTCGCCTGAGTTTTTATCCGTCCAGCTTTCACTTGTTGCCACGCTGATATTCACCACTAATTCACCATTAGGCATAGTGCGCACATCAGGATCATTGCCTAAAAAGCCAACGATAATTACTTTATTAATTCCAGCCATATTTACTCCTAATTCTCAAATAACTCATTAAGTTCTCTGAATAGCCATTCTTCAGCATCCCTTAAACAACCACAAGCCATTGCATCTTCGTCTTTTAAAACTTTTTTATAAAAAAGATACGCCTCTTTTAATCCTTTTAGTTTTTCTTCCATATTTACTCCATAGATTTATATGCTTTTAATGTTTTGATAAATGCGGGTATTTCTTTGTCAAACGCTGCCATTAATTTTTCATCTCGCTCAACCGTAAACAGATAAAACGGTTGTTTTTGATATTCAGGGCAATAACTAACAAAATCCCATGTTTTATATCCTGTCACCCACAAATTCGCTTGCACTTGGATAACATATTCGGACGGAACGCCACCGTTAATGATGTATTGAATATGTGTACTCATTTTTGGGCATTTAATCTCAAGCCCTTTTTTGAGTTCGGGGATCAATCCATCAGGACTAACCATCAATTCTTTTTTCTCATTTAGATATACGCCGCCAACTTGCTTGACGGCATTTCCAGTGAGAAATTCATAAGCGGAGCGGGCAAGCGGCTCAAGCTGATTGCCTCGCTCCATAAAAGCTGATTTATATCCGCTATCCTGTAAACCAAGGATGCTTTCTTCAATCAGCTCAGACATATATTTAATTTGCGAGCTTGATTTTTTTCCTGTTGGCGTAACGATATTCTCGATTCCTGTTGCAGTTGGAATACCAAGTCTTGCCGTTAGCCATTCTTCAGTTCCTTGCTCGCAATCAAGTGTTATTAGTCCGTCTATCATAAGGGGATATCCTCATCATTACGTTCATCTTTGGCTTGCTGCTCATTTAGCTTACTAAGCAATCTATTAATTGCATGTTCAGCATTTGATTTTGTGATTTTTTCAATGCTTGGCACATTTCCAGCCGCCGCCAATAATCCCATAAGATTTGAGCCTGTAACTTCAATCAAATTTTCAATTTCTTTGATTTGTTCAGGAGTGATCAATTCTACCGATTGGGTTTCAATTACTGTTGCGCCGTTATCAGATGTTGCAGCGCCATGTTGATTGATAGGCTCTTCATTTACTTCATCAGCAGTGATTACACCACCTAATTCATCGGGAAATGCTTTGCGCAATGCGCCAGCCTCAGCACATTTTGCTAATTGGCCTCTAGGGCGTTTACTCCACATAGAATTTGGCTTGCCCTCTTTTGTTGTTGCACAAGCCTCAGAAAAATATTCTGTATGGGAAAATGCGCATCGTTCATTATTAATGAATCGATAAACGGTAACTCTGCACCATTCAGGAGCCTCTATACCTCTGAATGTAACCGTATCACCAAAAACTGGCTCATCTTGACCAGCCATTTGACCAGTGCGAAATGCTGTAATGCGTTGCTCGTAAATACCTGGCATAATGACATCACGCCAGTTTTTATTGCCTGTTTTTGCATCTGTCACTGACATTGGCACGATATGACAAGGCTTTTTAAGAATATCTAACTTGCGAGCCTTGCAATAATCTACGGCAAGCAAAATACTTTCATCTTTTGCACCAGGAAAAACGCTATTTTGCAAAGTTGTCCAAACTGCGGTATCAATATTGCGTTCGGTTAGGGCTGTTTGAATGTTCGCCGGTAATGTATTCATTTTGTTGTTCCTTTAATTAACTTTCTTGAGTGTTACATTGTCACCGTATTGCTCTTTGATTTTACGAGCGAATGATACGGCATCGTTCAACGTTCCTGAGAATGCGATTCTGACTTCAAAATGCTCAATAGCATCACCAGGCGACAATTCTTGTGCTTTTAACGTTTCACTTCCCATGTTTTTTTCTTTGCAAGAAGATTGGACGGCTTGCGTTTCAGCTTTTACTTTTGCCTCTTCTTGCGCCTTAGCCTTGATTTCTAATTCACGTTTTTGCTCATCATCAATTCGTTGTTTAATGATTGGCGCTAAATCTTCTTCACTTGCAATTAACTTGATTGCATCAGGGAATAGATAGCTTGATTTAGAGGTTAGTTGTTCAAGGCGTTCAGTTAAGCGAGTGACTTCAGCAGCGATCTCGCTAATGATTAGGGTTTTCTCAGCATTTACGGCTTTCGTTAAACCTGAGATTGAGCTTTTGCGTTTTGTGCTTTCTTCGATTCGACTTGCGATCTTATGCTTTGGAATGTTCTCTTCTAGCGCAAGTGATATATCGCTTGTTTTTGCTAGTTTGTGGCGAATATCTGAGATTTCAGCAACCGCATCATCTACGATCTTAGCTTTAATCTCAGATTCTTTAGTTTTGACTAACTTGTCTCGTGCCAATCGTTCTTGTCTAAAACGCTCAGCAATGCTTTCGGCTGTTTCAACAAGTTTTTTAATATCACCGCCAACGGCATTTTTGATGGCCAATCTTGTTTTATCCTCTAATTCTTTAAGGATTTTTACTTCTTCTTTTGCGGTCAAGAAGTCATCATCGGTTTCAAAATTGCTTGTTAGGGTAGAGATAAACGCATCCGCTTGTTTCTCAAAGTCTGCAATATTGGTTGTTAAAACTTTGCTTTCTGTTGATAGGATCAACTCAAATTTTTCTGTCATTTTTATTTACCTTAAATTTAAATATAACCACGTTTATAATCTTCTTCGTTTTGCGCTATGCGATTTTCAGCAAGTTTTTTTACTGCCTTATCTCTCAAGTTTTTGAGCGATGCTTGATCACACAAGAAAATATCCAGCCAAGTATTTTCGTTTTCCTCCATAAGCTCAGAAAACTCGCATAAGGTTTGGCTATCTCCACTTTTTATTTCTCTTTCTATATCGCTAATTTCATTTTCTACTGCACGCTCATAGGCATCGTATTGTTCTTGCGCCTTGTCATAAGCGGTAAAACTAGCCATTTCCCATTGTCGTTGCATCGTTTCCATTTGTAATACCTCTCAATATGTCAAAGTAAGAGCGTAAATCCTCGTATTTAAATGTTCTCACCCAATGACCTCTGATTAATTTTTTGCCTCGAGGCTTGATTTGGCGATGATAAATCGCTCGCTCTATTGTGGTTGCGTGTACGCCAAAAAGACGATTAATCTCAGTAAGTTGAAATTCAGTTTGGCGCTCAGATTCAGGCTGTTGATTGTGCATTTCGTTGTACTCATCAAAGCGTTTTAAATAACGCATCTTAGCCTTTGAAATACGCTTAACTAATGTTGGCTTGGTTGCTAGTCCAGTTTTCGGTTTTAAGCGGCGAGCGAGCTTGTTATTGAGCCATTCAGCCGTATTTGCTTTTAACTCTTCACGCTCTCTCTTTCTCGTTTCAGCCAGTTCCACTGATTGATAATTAGAAGAGTGCCACCAAACTTTACCTCCAACTCTTTCAACAACATACCATCCACCTTTCGGATAAGGCTCGACCTCAATTTTTATTACCTTTTTCATTATCCAATTCCTTTTGTTTTGTTGCGGTAAAGACTAGAGCCTCTTGCTTAGCTGGCTCCGTAAGATTTGGTTGATATTGCCCGTGTTCGGCAATCCATTGAATTCTTGCTTGCTCACGCTCCGTTGTCGGCTCGCTTGCTTGTGCCGCTAGAGCGGTGACCATTGTCATAGCGACTAGACAGATTGAAAGGATTGTTGCAATTACATAAGCAGTTGTTTTAAGAAAATTGATTAACTTGGTCATAGTGTTTACCTCATATGGTTAGGAAGTATTGGTTAAAAAAATCCCCTAGTGCCAAAGTGTGAAAGCAACTAGGGGCTAACCAATCTATAGGAGATTTTTTTATTATGAAAAACGCTGTTCCCAGCTAGAGCCGCTCTCGATTCCATTCAATTTTCAAGAAGATTGGGCGATTCCATTCGCATTTTGAGAACGGCTTTAGCTGGAGGCTCTTTTGGGATTTGAACCCGTGTTATTTTTCATAGCACTACCGTTTTTGTACTGTGTCGGTTTCCACAACCAACGAAACAAAGAGCCATTTCAAAACACACTTCTCTCTATCATTCGCAACGGTTTCACGTGCCGTTGTGTCTCTGTACTTCAAGTGTGCTTTAGAATGGAGGTTATCACTGGACTTGAACCAGCCTTTGCCAAGCTTGACAGTGTCTAGAATTCAACAAACCTGCACGTGCTACCACTACACTAGATAACCATGTATGGTGGATGGAGTGGGAATCGAACCCACATTACAACACTTATCTGGTGTTTGCCTTACGGAGGTATAAGCTCCGTCCCTAATCCAATATTGGCAATCCATCCTTTTTTTATCCCCACTGCGACTAGACTTTCTGTAACTGTCAGTTTTTCACTGGTCTCATCTTTCAGTGGGAATTCCGTTTACTCTCATTATGTAGGGTAGGGCTTTTAATCTACACGACCGCATAATGCCGTTATGAGCAAACTTCTTATAATCTGATTTTTAAAGAGCATCGAGATATTTGTTTATGTGTATCTCGTTTTGTTGAGCTTATTAAACATTATGTTTATCCTCATGTCAACATAAAGTTGATTAATTTTATTGAAAAAGTTGATTTGGAAACTCATATTGTTGATTTTTATGTGTATTTTCTTAGCAAAAATAAATTTGATTGCTTGTTTTTTGAGCAATCTGTAATTGGATATTGATTAATAATGTGATTTTTCATCGGTTTTTTATCGTTTTTGCGATTTGTATCGCAAAATTTAATAGCCAAAATAGACCGCACTTTTGATTAAGGTATGATTAATGAGGAAGGGAGGGACGTTATGAAAGAAAAGTTTAAGCTGTGGCTAATCTCGTTAAATTGCGACTTGATTAATGATTTTGGAGTTGATGAGATTGTATCTAGGGTAGATGATAGACTAGAGGTTATCTTTGCGAATAAAGAGGAGAGAGTAGTGCTTGAGGATTTAATTAAGTGCTTTAAATCATAAAATAAAACCGCCTTAATGGCGGTTTATTATTGTGGCTATGGTTATTTTGTATTAATAGATTTCACCTCAATGTGCTTATAATCTGTTTTGTCGCCTTTTTGCGTCGAATATAAAACAACATCGGCTTTTACCGCCTCTTGTTTAGATAGTACGTTTAAATCTATTGTGGTTGCTATATCTATGCGAACTCGTTTGCTGAAAAGTCCATCAATAAAACCATACCAGCCTTTATCGTAGCTGTCGCGATCTGAGGCTCTAATATTTAGAGTAACATCTTTTAGCTCTACACTTTTTTCTTCTGCTTGAGTTATATATTCTTCAGGTGTTTGTTTTACTAAATCTACCGGTAGAGTTACATTATTGCCGCTGAATGAGATTGAAACGCTGTCGTCACCTTTTTTTGCTGGGCTTATAAATCCAATGGCGCTTTTGGCTAGTGATTTTTTGTTTGTTGGGCTATTTTCAATCATTGTTTTAAATTCATCTGATGGTACGCCTACAGCTCCAGCGCTACTTACAATAACGTTATTGTAACTACCTGACACATTTAAATTAATATTTTGTGTTGGGTCTGATGTAACATAATGCCATACACCAAAAGCCGCTATGCCGGCTAACACCGCTCCGAATACACCAACTTTCATCTTATTCTTTTTCACAAATTTTGTTATTTGTTTATCTACATCGTCTTTGTTTTCGTTGTAGTATTTTACTTCGGCATGAACTTTCTCAATCATGCTTCCTTCTCTTACTTCGGACACTTTAAGATCAATACTTTTAATCTTAACACCCAAGAGATCGGATAGTGCGCCCTTGGTTTGCTTGGTCAGCTCTTCCAGAGACTCAAGAGACTTTATTAGATCTCTTATTTGTATTCCGTCTTTAGTATTATACTTAATTTCCTCTTCGATTGTAAAAGATAAAATATCTTCGGTCATTTAAATTTCCTTAGGCGTAATTTCGCCAACTGTCATCAAAAAATCAATTTTTTCATTAATATGCTCGATCCTTTCCAGGAGCAATTTATTCTGTTCTTCGATCCTATCTAACTGCGTAAACGCACCAAGCCTACCAGTATGTGCCGCCTGTTCCATTCGATTAATTTGCAACTGCAGATCCGAATTTCCGTTACCTTGATAATAATTATTTGTTGTCATCGTGGCTGCGGTATTTGTCGCTACGTTTGAGTGATTATATCGAGGGTTTTCAAATTTTGATTGTGCGCCTAGATTAGGTTGCCAATCATCGCCGAATTTCAATCTATCAGCACTAACCTCAAGAGCGATAGCAAACAGATCTATGTCACGCATTGTTAATTGCATCTCGCCATTTTCGAGGTCTAATACATCTTTTTCGCTCACGCTTAGGATCTTGGCTAAATCAGCAATAGACAACCCCTGTCTTTCTCTTTCAGCTTTAATTCTTTTGGCTACTGCTTTCATAATGTCCTTATAAATTAATTGTCTCAATGTGTATTGTACGGATAAAACGACCTATGAATTTAGCGTTTTGACAAATGTCCTCAGATATATCTTGCGGATCGTAATTGTCTTTATTGTCAGAGTGTAATCTATATCCACCACCGACTAGCTTTTGTATGCGTTTGATAAATAACGCACCATCAATCGAAAAAGCATATATGCCATCACCACTGTAAGCATTAACTTTTGTGTCTAAAAAGACAATATCGCCTTTTCTTATGGTTGGCTCCATGCTGTCTGTAGGCACATTTACAAGACAAATACCATCTGCTGATTTTTTCCCGACCAACTGAGCCATTCCCTCGTCAGTCAAATACAAACTTGAGATTATTTCTGGGTAATCAGAGTTTTCAAAACCTGTCAATCCAGCGGCCAACCGTACATCGTAATAATCAATCTTATGTCTATGAGTTAAACCCTGCTCATTGCTCAATAACTCAGCTTGATTATTGTTATAAATGTTATTTGCAGTAGTGATATTTACTGTTGAGCTATTAATTGTTTGATTTGCTCCAATGTCAGTTGTTGCGACATCATTAGCCAAAATCCAGCCCATGTCATACCCTAGCACTTCCTGTATCTTTCTTGCGTTTTCACTTTTAATTTGACCACGCTGAATCCAATTTGTAACAGATTGCGGTTTAACACCTATCAAATCTGCAAGAGCCTTATTAGATCCAATTCTATTATCGTTAACCACTTCCTGAATTCTTTTGGAAACAGCTCGTTTCACCGGGGAATCAAATTCGTTTTTCATAAACCCTCCTTTTGCTACCAATATAAACAAATTGTTTATTAAATCAAATCATCTTTATGTTGATTAATGTTGATTTTTGAGTTAACATAAAGTTGATTTAATCAGGATGACTAATTTTTAATGGAGAATGTTAATGACACCTATTGATAAGGCAATCAAAGCCATTGGATCTCAAAAAAAATTAGCGGATGCATTGGGTGTGAGTCCTCAATTTATCAACCAAATTAAAAGACGAGGTGGGGAATTAACAACGGACAAAGTAACACCCGAAAAGTGGGTAAAAGTAACAGGCTTATCTGTTAAAGAGCTTTTCCCTCAATTCGCAAAGCTAATTTAACAAACTGCCAATAAAAGAAAACCATAAAAAAGTGGGAAAAATTATGACAATGAAACAAACCATTATCGAGATGATCGAGAAAGTACCAGGCGGCAAAAGTGCGGTAGCTGGCTTTCTTGGGTTTACCGAAAGCGAGTTAAATAACCGTCTTTATCAAACAAAAGGTCAACGCTTTAAAGACGAAGAATTGATTGCCGTCCAGCTCGAGTATGGCTGCACTGATTTTATCGAGGAGCTTTGCCGTAATGCAGGTGGACGATTTGTAAAAGATACCGATGCAGACAATCTAGATGCAGTAGAAATGGCAAATATCCAACTACACGAATTATCAGCTAGAGGAATGCTTTTTGGTGTGTTGGAAGAAACTTTAAAAGATGGCGAAATTACCCCAGAAGAAGAGGAGGTAATTAGAAAATTATTAAACAAGCATTTAGCTGCGACACAACACTCAATCGAGTGTGTTATTGCGCTAAATAAACGGAAATAAAAAAGCCCCTGCGGGAACAGAGGCTAATTAGTTAATTAGTATTAACTCCCTTTATAAGTCGGAGGACTCAAAGAGATGGATAAATTATCACCTAAATTTAATGAAAATGCAAATGAAAGTTCTAGCAAAACTCAAAAAGCATTAATCCTTAAAGCCTTACAACAAGGCGACCGCTTAACTCACTTAGATGCAGAAAAACGTTTTAACTGCTTACGTCTTGGAGCAAGAATTTACGACCTCAAACAACAGGGGCACAAAATCGAAAGACGAATGATTGTGGTTCCAAGCGGCAAATGCGTAGCTGAATATAGATTGGAGGCGTAATGAGTAAATTTATTCCTAATGCGTTTCAAATTCCTAACTCTGTTATTGATGAGTTACTAGCAAAACTCACTTGCGCAGAGCTTAAATGTTACTTGTTTGTGGTTCGCAAAACAAAAGGCTGGAATAAAGAATCAGACAGCATTTCTGTTAGTCAATTTATGGAAGTGACAGGGCTTAGTAATCGTTCGGTTATAACTGCTTGCGAATCACTTGTTGAAATGGGATTACTTGAGCGTTCAGGTGGCGAACGCAAATTGAATACTTATTCAGTAAAAGCGTTTGAGATTTCACAAACTGGTGAAAAAAGTTCATCAGATGAAACTGGTGAAAATTTTTCACAAACTGGTGAAAAAAGTTCATCAGATCTGGTGAAAAAAGTTCACACACAAAATAACAATAAAAACACCATACAAAATAACAATACTTCTTCGTCTGGGAAAATTTCCCAGCCGAGAGCAAAAAACAAAAAGAATGTTTTTTCTGATGATGATTTAAAGGCCGCTGAATGGATATTTCACTTAATCAGAAAACTTAATCCAAGTTTTAAAGAGCCAAAAATTGAGTCTTGGGCAAACGATATAAGACTTATGCGTGAAAGAGATAATCGCACCCACAAAGATATTTGCGAGTTATTCAAGTGGGCTAATCAAGATAGATTTTGGTCAGTAAATATTCTAAGTCCAGCAACTCTTCGTGCTAAATGGGATCAGCTCTCGATGAAACGCAATGCAGAAATGACAATGCCAGCACACAAAGAGACATTTCAAGAAAGAAACAGCACCAATTGGGGTACTGCTGAAAAAATGGCGGAGGTGTTCTGATGAACCAATTAACAACGCAACAATCAAGCCAAAGACAAGTTCCAGACAAAGTGCGATTAATGATTGATCGTATCTTCACAAACTTAACTGCAAGCTGCCCGATTTTGTTAAGCGTAAGCAGCGAGCAACTGGAAACGTTAAAGCAACAATGGGTATTAGGTTTTGCCGAAAACGGGATTAAAACATTTGATCAAGTTAAGCGTGGAATGGCTGCTGCAAGAGCCAAAACAAACGGATATTTGCCAAGTGTAGGCGAGTTTATTTCTTGGTGTAACAGTTACAACAATCACGAATTAGGATTGCCAACACAAGACGAATTAGAGGCTAGACTTCAAAAATACTTTGGTTATGCAAAAGAACCTCATAACTTCAAATTCCGCTCAAGAGCAGAGTATTACTTGCTCAAAACCATTTATGACGGTTACGGCAAAAAGAAATGGGAAGATTGCCAAAAGGCTATGCCGAAAATCCTTGCCGAAGTGGTTGAAAAAGCTCGCACTGGCTTTGAGTTCCCACAAATTCCAGAGTTGTTAGAGCAAAAGCCTAAAGTTATTCCTCCTGAAGTATCAAAAAACGGTGTAGCAAAGATTAAAGAGATTATGGGGATTGCGTAAATGACAGAACAAAAATTTGATAAAGATACCTATCCAACTCCATTATCAATTTTTAATCCACTTGATAATGAGTTCGTCTTTACTTGTGATGGTTGCGCCAGTGCTGAAAATGCAAAAGTGCCTGAATTTTTTATCACAAAAGAACAGGATTTTTTAACTTATCCGCTCAATGATGAAAGCGTATTTGTAAATCCTCCATATAGCAAACCATTGCCATTTATTGAAAGAGCGGTAAGTCTCTTTGAAAACAATAATTGCCTAGTCGTTATGCTGCTCCCTATCGATATATCTACAAAATGGTTCACTTTGGTCACTCAGAAAGCAACTGAAATTCGTTTTATCGTTGGTGGCCGAGTTAAATTTCTAAATGGTGAAACAGGTAAATATGTTGATGTTTGCCGTGGAAATGTAATTGCAATTTTTAATCCATATCAAAAAGCGATGAATCAAGTTATCCGACACGTTCATATTGATTCATTCGAGAATTTAGAGTGGCGTAAAAAACAGTAAATCCACTAGACGGAACATCAAGAAGATGGGCAAAAGTAAACGTAAGCAAAAAACGGAAATTTTTGCAGTTAAATATGCCAGTGGTGCGGTTGTAGCTGAAACGGATTATGACCGCAATTTGCTCAAGGGGTTGCCAGTTGGAAGTGCGGTAAAAATTATACCAATTAGCAACAATCGGAATTATCAACATCATAAGAAATTTTTTGCATTGCTAGATTGTGGATTTGAGTATTGGCAGCCTGAATTTAGCGTGCTTACGCAAGCAGAAGAATGGATTGCTCAAGCGGTTGCAAAAAAGATAGCGATTGCCGCAAACGATGAAGATTTTTATCAAAGAGTAACAAAGCCAATAGCTGATAGCGTGCTTGCAGATGTGCGATTAAATCGAGAATCAAAGCTCGATTATGAGGGGATGAAAACGCTTGAATCGTATTTAGATCACGTTATGAAAAAAGCGGGCTTTTACGATATTAAGCCGGTTCAAGATGGTGGAACAATCAAAGAGAGATGGTCAATATCATTTGCCAATATGAGCCAAGAAAAGTTCAACAGTGTTTACAAAGGAGTGTATGGCGTAATTTGGAATGAAACACTATGCAACGTTTATGAAAGTGAATCTGATTTAGATAACAGAATTGATCAATTAATGGCATTTGGAGGATAAGCGAATGGAATCGCTAAATTACATCATTTTACTATTAAGCTTTGCTGCTGCGCCAGCCTCAGTATTTGTCATTGCAGTTATTTTTCAAAATAACATCACGAGAGCATTTTTCCAATGGGTATCTTGCGTTTGTGCGGTTGGTTCTTGGCTTTCGATAGTGATTGGATTTGGTTATTGGTTGGCTAAACATCTTGGATAAGAAACGGTATTGATTATGAATGACAAAGAAAAATTTGAGCGTACTAAACCAATAGTGAATGTTGGAACAATAGGACTCGTTGATCATGGCAAGGCTATTGTGGCGGCAGCAGTAGCATCAGTATTAGCAAGAATGGCTAAAGAAAATTTTGAAACAACCATGCCGAAAGTATCTTATCCGGTAGAGCGATTTAACAAAAGAGCGGTGTATTCAAGAGGAAAATAAAATGGCTAATTTACGCAAGGAGGCGAAAGGGCGTGAATGTCAGGTAAGAATCCCGGGCATTTGCACAGGTGAAAACGAAACAGTGGTATTGGCGCACTATACAAGCTCTTGGCTTAGAGGGATGGGAAGTAAGCCGCATGATATTTTTGGAGCTTATTGTTGTGCAGCTTGCCATAACGCAATAGATGGGAGAGTAAGAACAAGTTATTCCCGAGAGCAATTAAGACTTATGCACGCTGAGGGAGTATTAAGAACAATCAACATTTTACTCAAGGAGGGGAAAATATGTCTGATTGGTTAGAGATTGCATTACCTTATCCGCCGTCAGTTAATCACTATTGGCGGCATACACGAAATGGACGGCATTATATCAGCGAGGCCGGTAGAAAATTTAAAACGGAGGCTTTGAGAATTTTAAAACAATTTGATCCATTTACAGGTTCAGTGGCGATTTGCCTTGATGTGTACTATCCCGATAACCGCAACCGCGATCCAGATAACATAAACAAAGGGCTTTTCGATAGTTTGGTCGCCTCAGGATTAATACAAGACGACAACAACAAGGTAATAAAAGATTTTCGCAGCAAAAATTGCGGAATCAAAAAAGGTGGAATGGTTGTAGTAAAAATTAAAGGGCTTGAAAATGAGTAAATCAATCGAATTGTTAATTAAATTACATAATCCAAAATGCGTTAGTGTTGAAACAGCCGGAAGAGGCGGCGTGGCATTGCTTTACAAAGAGCAAATTATTTGCGCTTTTGCTCAAGCTGAAAGTAAATATATGCTTGGTTATCATTTGCTAATGAGCAAATACCGCCAAGAAAAATCCTCAAGAGAATTTGTTGATAGTTATGTTGATGCGTGGTGTGAAGAGTTTGGCCATCCTGAACACGCCTCAGAGGCCTTAAAATATGTTGTTGATATGGTATGTGATTTGCCGTTGCCTAGTCAGTTAAGACATATTAAAGCGTTAAGAAAACGCTATTTACGCTCACAATATGCGCATTTATCAGCCTTAGACAGAGCAAACAAAATGGCTGAAGAAAATGGATTATCTGTTAATAGCGTTGAGGCTCGCCAATTAAGAATCAGAGAGTTAAACGATTTGCGTAAATCCAACACTTGCCCTCGCTGCCGTGGCACAGGGGAGGTTGGTAGAGTGCAAAAACATAAATGCCCTGAATGTGATGGAACAGGTAAATTGAAAGCAACAATCTACCATTTAATGAAATCCATTGATTGCACTGAGGCTTATTTTAAACGCTATCTTTTAGCTTTAGTGGTGGACTTTGAGCGCCATTGTTATAATGAAATGAATTGTGCTGAAGATGTGATCAAGCAATACTTAAAAAAAGAATTACAATGATGATTAATTTAAAAACAACAGATGCGGAGCAGAAAGTTGATACGGCAGTAAAAATGTTTATTGGGTTCATACTTGATTCAAAAGATGAGCTGAATGCTGCCAATATTGATTTTGTTGGAATGTTTGGTTTAACACCTTACGATGTTTCTACATCATTTATCATTGCAAAAGGTAATAAGAGATTTAATTATACTTATACAATCTCAATAAGAGAAATTGAGTTTATAAATCCAGAATTATTGCCAAGTCTAATGAGATCTAAATCCCGATTAGCTATCGAAAAAATAAAAGAACAACTTATCAAAAATGTGAAGTAGATCACAGATGAAAAATAATAAAACTCTCATAATTAAAAAAATAACTATGGGAGTTTTTTATGAAGAAAATATTATATGCGATGGGAATTATTGGGCTGTTGGTTGGATGTTCTAGTCATCAAACTCAAAATAATAGTGTGTTCTCATATTATTCTGAAGTAAATGCTTATTTTGATAAAAGAGTAGATATGAATGGAAAATATAAGCTTTTATTATCCAAGGAAATTCCATTACCAAGCGAATATATAGCAAGGAAGATGGTTTCTTTAAATATGCTGAAACGTTTGAATCAGGAAACACCAACAGCGGTTTTTTCAGAAGAGCTTAGAAAAAGCAAAGAGATTTTAACTTCTGGAAAAATTAAAGTGGAGAGCTATATACATGTCATTGAGTTTGGCGATAATCCAATTGTCGAAATATATAATGTATCTGCAATTAAGACAAATGGTATAACTGTTGAAGAGTTACCAACTAAGGTTCTTTTAAAAGTCAAATTTGACTGTAAAAAAGCAAATAATGATTTGCTGGTGGAAGAGTGGGGTAAAGATCGTGTTGCGGTAGGTAAAGAAGATAGCACTGATACAATAAGTGAGTTGTTAAATCCGGTAAATACAAGTGGAGGGCAAAAGATAACTATTAGAGTTTATTTCCCAAATGATAAATATACCGAGGCATCAGAATACTATTCTAAAGAGAAGGCCAAAAGTCTTGAAGAGATGTTTGATAAAGCCAAACAGATGGCCTGTGGATTCTAAATATGAGCAGATTTAAGCGTTATTATTTGGGTGTCTTTTTATTGATGTTGTCATCTGTTGTTTCCGCTAGTCGGTATGACCCAAAAGCCATTAGAGTAGATTTTAAAAAGGGAGTGCAAAGAGTTGGTTTATATGGCTGACTAATTATCGCCTAAGGAAATAATATGAAAAAATTACTATTGATTGCTTTATCGCTAATATCGTCCGCAGCGATGGCGGGTTATACCACTTGCAATAACTTTGGGGATACTAGAATTTGCCGTGATTCAAGTGGATTTTCAAGCACCACACACAGAATTGGCGATACCTATATCACAAGTGGATCAGGCGGTTACAGAGCAACAACTCACCGCATAGGCGATGATATATATCGAGGTAGTGATAATAGAGGAAATACTTGGAATATCTATGATGATTTAGATAATAAATACTAATGAATAAACGCTTGTAATATATAAAGATTCATTGACTTTTAATGAGTTTTGCAGTAAGATTCTTAAAAATGGTCGAGGTGTATTAACACTTCGGCTTTTTTTATTTTAAGAACCGTGATGTCTTACAAGGACACATTACGGCATCCCAAGCTCGCATTTTGCGGGCTTTTTTATTGCACAAAATTTACGGATAACCAATGCAAGACAATGGCTCGCCAAATAACGGCATAGATATTATAGCAACGGTTATTTCTCTAGCGTTTTCTGGACTTGGCGGCGTTGTTAAGTACATAACTGCAACTCAATCAATGGGGGAACACGTTAAATTATCTTCTGTTGTATCAAGTTTTCTCGTTGGTGCTTTTAGCGGCATGGTGGTTGCGTTTTTCTTAATGTCACAAAGCATTGATACGCTAATGATTATTTCAATCGCTGGTGCGTTTGGATATTTTGGCGTTCCGGCTTTATGGGGATTGTTAAGAGTTTTCTTCCGTCAAATTGGCGGATCTGTGGATGACTTAAATCCTAATTACTCAATCAAGGATATAGAGAAAGAGACGAATAGGAAACGAACCTCAAATTATGACGATGAAATGCCAGTTATTGATGAACAGGAAGATGAGTTTGTAACGGATAGCCAGGACGATCCAAGCAAAACAAAAGCAAGGGGCAAAGAAAATGGGTAGAGAAAGAGCCGCAAGATTAGGAATTGCACTCGATAGGGTTTTCGGCTGTTTTCTGTTCGCAGGCTGTATCGGGTTATCAGTCCAAATCTTCGCACAAAATAAGAGTTTGGAATTATTGCAGGATAAATACGACCAAACAGCACAATTAGCTGAAGAGCGAATGAAACGGATTGATGCTCTTCAAGACACGGTAAACGATAGAAATGATCGAATTGAATTCTTGCTTAAAGAGCAAGCAAAGGAGCGTAAGCGAAATGAAGATAAGCTGGATGGGATTAGTAAGATTGTTCTTTCAAGTAAATGTGTTCGTAGCGATGGTGTTAGTCGTGCTGTTATCGACAGGCTGCTTAAATCCGAGTAAGCCGGTTGAGAAGATTAAGATTATCCGAGTAACCATCCCAGACAATCTTTTAGTGACTTGCCCGAAACCAACGTTGAACGGTGAAAAATCTTCTGATGTTGCTGTTTACGCTGTGAAAGTTACTGACCAATTAAAAATCTGCAATAGTCGAATTTTACAGATTAAAAGCTTAGTGAAAGATTACGAACATGAAATCGAGCAAGATGCTCACAGTGAATTTCAATCGTTAGGGTTTGAGAAAGAAAAGGGCGACCATCATAGCGATAAGGGTCGAATCAATGGTAAAGGTAGAGGGCGTTAAAAATGTTGATTTCCAAAGAGAGATTTAACAAAGTATTCCCTAATGCGGTATCGGGAATGTACGATGCAATCGACAAGCAAATCGCTGTTGCCGGCTGCATTACAAAAGCGCAGCAAGCTATGTTTATTGCTCAGTGTGGGCATGAAACACGAGGCTTTACACGTTTCAGCGAAAGCATGAATTATTCTGTTGCCGGATTAAGAGAAACATTCCGCAAATACTTTACTTTAGCGCAAGCGCAAAAATATGGCTATGTAAAAAATAATGCTGGTGTGGTTATTCAAAAAGCCGATCAAGCATCTATTGCCAATATCGCCTATGCAAACCGCATGGGGAACGGCAATCAGGCAACTGGTGACGGTTGGAAGTATAGAGGCCGTGGACTACCGCATCTTACAGGTAAAGATAACTACCTCAGATTCCAAAAATGGTTAGGTAAATCCATTATGCCTGAAGAAGTATCAACTGATTTAGATTTAATCGTTAAATCAGGCGTTTGGTTCTGGCTAGATAAAGATTTAGCTAATTGCACCTCTGTTGAGAAAGCTACACTTCGGATAAACGGTGGAACAAACGGCTTAGAAGAGCGCTGCAAATTGTATCGTGCGCTAATGGTGGATTAAATCATGCAAAAATATATTTACTGCGGGCTAGGTGTTTTAGTTATTGCGCTATGCACTGTATTAGGACATCAAGCAAATACCATTAAAAGTCTTGAATTAACTAACGCAGAACAAGCTAAAACAATCGAAACCCAATCCAACTCAATTAAGCAGCTAAAAGCAGACATTGAGGAAAACGAGCGCTTAACGTTTGAATTATCAAATGCAGATAGCAAAACAAGAGAGGAAACCAATGCGATTATTAAATCAATTCCTAAATCCGATAAGCAAAGCAGTGCATTTAACGCCAATGCTCCTGTTGGGATTATTAACTTCTTGCACCAATAAAGCGCCGCAAGTTGTTTCCTGTCAAAGATTGCCAGTTGCTTATTTATCTCATTTAGACAAAACACAGTTTGCCGGTGAGACATACGGCGATATTGCGCAATACTCAGTGATTTTAAAACGTGAGCGTGATATGTGCTTAAATCGAATTGAGAAAATCCGTGAATGGCAAACTGAGAAATTAAGTAAATAGGGTTAATCAATGTTTTTTCCAAAATCAAAGAAGAAACTTCTTGAAGAGGGATTTACTCATCATTGCAAAGTGTGGGGAATCCCTTGTTATGTTGGTGGATTAGATGAAGAACATCCTCTTATCGATACCGCCAACTTTATTCCTAGCTGGGTGTTAGACTTGGCTGATGTAATCTGCTTTATCATGCTAGATTATCAAAATAGAGATGATCCGCATTATCTGAAAGGTTGGTCTATCTATGTAGGCGACCCGCTTTAATTTACTTTTATGAGGGAAAATGGAAAAGTTGAATTTCGGACAGGCGATTGAGGAGTTAAAACGCGGTAAAAGCGTAGCTCGTAGTGGATGGAATGGCAAAGGAATGTTTCTCTTCCTTGTGTCCGGACAAGAGATCGCAAGAGGAGTTAAATTTGGATTTGGTCAGTATGAGGGGGAGCCTGACTGGAATGGGTTTATCACAATGAAAACCGCTGATAATAAATTAGTTCCATGGTTAGCAAGTCAAACCGATGTGCTTGCTGAAGATTGGAATATTGTTGAGTAAATTAAAAGAAAGACTAACAGCCCGCTTAATTGCGGGCTTTTTTATATATCGTTTATGGCAAGAAATAATTGGAACGCACTTCAAATAGAATACATCAAGTCTTACGCAAAGACTGGAGTATCAGTATCAGAATGGTGCAGAAAGAAAGGGTTAAATTTTGCCAGTGCTAAACGTTATATCAAAAAGCCTGAAACAGCATTCGCACAGTTAGATGAAATCCAAAAAGGTGACAATCGAGAAGTAAAAGCAATTAAGAAAGCCGTTAAAAACAATGCGAATAAAATTGCTGAATTGGAAGTTGTTGAATCTAAAGAAGATTTAGAGGAAAACTGCGAAATTGATTGCGAAATTGCGAATGAAACTGCGAAAGTCACACAAGAAAGCTGCGAAACTGCGAAAAGAATGGCAACAAGAGCGAAACAGTCAGCAAAAATGATAAAGCATGGCGGTTACGCTCGTTACTTCAAAGATAAATCAGCCTTTGATGTTGTAGTTGATTTTAGCCTTAAAGACGAGATTGATTTAATGCGCCAACGTGCCATTGCATCAATCGAGAATCTTGAAAAGTTCACTGCTGATTTAAGTCACTGTAAAACGGCTGAAGATAAAGAGCTTAGTTATAAACTAATTAACGCCGCTCAGAACGCATTAGATAGAGCGGTTGCACGAATTGAGAGTTTAAGCCGCACAAATAACGATATTGATTTAGTGCTTGAAACAATCGAATTAAGAAAAGCTCAGACGAAAGAAACCTTGCTTAAAGCCGATAAGCTCGCACAAGAGTTAGGCGCAAGAGCAGCAAGCAAACACAAAGTGGAATACACAATGGATTTTACAGGCGGCGATGATGAAGATTAATTATATCGCCTCGCCAACCTTTCGCCGAGTACATAAATCAAACGCATTAGTAAAGGCAATTCGTGGACCGATTGGTAGTGGTAAATCGGTTGGGTGTGTAATGGAAATGTTCCGCATTTGCTTAAACCAAGAGCCTAATTCTGATGGTGTTCGCCGTACTCGTTGGGCTTGCGTGCGTAATACTTACCCTGAGTTAAAAGGTACAGTGATCAAAACATTCCAAGACTGGATTCCTGACAGTATTTGCCCGATTAAATATGACAGTCCAATCTCAGGATTAATGAAAATTAATCATCCTGATGGCAAAACAACGGTTGAGGCTGAATTTATGTTCCTATCTATGGATAAGCCAAAAGATGTTAAGAAATTAATGTCACTTGAGCTTACAGGGATTTGGATAAACGAGGCTCAATTCTTGCCAGTATTACTTGTTACTGAGGCAGTTACTCGTACAGGTCGTTACCCGAAAAAGAGCGTATTAGAGGGATTTGATGGCGCAACTTGGAACGGCATGATTATGGACACAAACTCGCCTGATGACGATCACTGGTGGCATGAATTTGAAAAAGCCGTTGATGAAGAAACAGGCGAAAGTCTAACGCCTAAAGGATGGGAGTTCTTCACTCAACCTGGCGCATTAATTGATATTACAGGAATTCCATATAGCTCTTTATCCAGTGAAGTTAAAGCCAATATTGAGGCTGGCTTATACGTTGAATACAAAGGGCATAAATTCGTTGCTAATCCGCTTGCTGAGAACGTTGAAAACCATAAGAAAGGTTATGGGTACTGGTTCGATAGCTTGCAAGGTCAAACGCTCAACTGGATTAAATCTCGCATCTGTAATGAGTTCGCAACAGTACAAACAGGTAAACCAGTTTATATGGATCACTTCAATAAAGAATTGCACGTATCAAAAGATAAATTATTGCCAGTTAAAGGATGGCCAACATTTATCGGTCTTGACTTTGGTTTAACGCCAGCCGCAATTATCGGTCAAGTTGCGCCAATCGGGCAGTTACGAATCACTGATGAAGTTGTTGCAACTGGCATGGGTATTGAACGATTTATCCGTGATCAACTTTCGATCCTGCTTAAATCAAAATACAACGGTTGTGAAATTGAAGTGATAGGCGACCCGGCTGGCGTGCAGCGTGCGCAAACTAACGAAAAAACGTGCTTTCAAATTCTATTGGAAAACGGCTTTAATGCTCGTCCGGCTGAATCAAATAACACAACCGCTCGCCTTGAGGCAGTTCGTTGGTGGTTGTCTCGCTTAGTAGGTAAAGGACAACCGGCAATGCTTATTAGTCCACACTGTAAAACACTTATCAAAGGTTATGAAACAGGTTATTCATACCGCCTATTAAATATCAGTGGGGAAGATAAATATACAGAAACGCCGGATAAAAACCGTTATTCACATCCGCACGATGCAAACCAATATTTATGTTTAGGCGCTATGCCTGATTTATTCAAACAGCAGATCATCAACATTAAACCACATCAAGCAATCAGTTCATTGACAGGGTACTAGGAAATGGCAGAACAATCCGCATTATTAGAGGCGATCACGAATTTCGGATCAGAGCTAAAAGCAAAATTATTAGAGCAAATTAAACAACGCCAACCAGTTGTAGAACGTTGGGTTAAAGATATGTATCAATATCGCAACCAATACTCAACCTCAACAACAACAGGTAAATCTAAAGTGTTTGTTGGTTATACTCGTGCGAAAACTGATGCTTGGACGGCTCAAATGACAGATATGTTATTTCCGAGCGATGACAAGAATTACGGTATCTCGCCAACGCCTATGCCTAACATTGCCAACATGGCAAAACAAACTGATAACGGCAATCCGCAAATGGCCACTCAAATTGATAACGCTCGTGCAATTATGCAACAAGCGAAAGAGCGTGCAGAGGCAATGGAAAAACTAATTGACGATCAGTTGCTCGAATGCGATTACGCTGCTGAGGCTCGCTTATGTTTACATTATGCCGGCGTATTGGGCACAGGTATTTTGCGTGCGCCTATCGTTGATGTTGTGGAATCAAAAGTGTGGTCAGAAGATGCTATGGGGCAATGGAATGGCGAGATTGTGACTAAAACAATTCCGGCTGCTCGTTTAGTATTGCCTTGGGATTTTGTGCCGGATATGACCGCATCCACAATCAAAGATTGCCAGTTCGTCTTTGAGCGCAGTTATGTTACGAAAAAACAATTACAGGCTTTAGCTAAAAATCCATACTACTTGAAAGATAACGTGCTTGAGCTTTGCGAATTAGACGGCTCAGATACGAAAACAGCAAGCTCAGATATGGATGGTTATGTTGACACACTGAGAACGCTATCAGGCTTAGAAACACAGAGCAAAGACAACCGCTATGAGCTATGGACTTATCATGGCGGCATTCCTTTAAGTGTGCTAGAGAGCGCAAATTCTCAATTAGGCGAGGGCAATAAGCTCAACATTCCGAATGATGAAGAATCAAAGGCGGCTAATCTTGAAATTGATGGCGTGATCGTGATGGCGGGCAACGGCAAGATTTTAAGCGTAAACCTTAATCCGTTAGATTCAGCCGAATACCCTTACTCAATTTACACTTGCGAGCCTGATGTATGTTGTGTGTTTGGCTTTGGTATTCCTTACCTTTGCCGCGATGCGCAAGAGATTTTAAATACTGCCTGGCGAGGCATGATTGATAACGGCGTTTTAGGTATCGGGCCACAAGCAGTCGTGAATAGCAGTGTATTAAGTCCAGTGGACGGTTCTTGGGAATTAGCTCCATATAAACTATGGCGCACTAATGACAGAGCAACAGCCAACGCAGCGATTGAGGCTCAAAGAGCCTTTGGAATCTTTGATATTAGCAGTCGTCAGCAAGAATTTGCCAATATCATTCAGCTTTCAAAATCATTCATGGATGAAGAAAGTGGGTTGCCTATGATTGCGCAAGGCGAGCAAGGACAGGTTACGCCAACGCTAGGCGGTATGTCTATGTTGATGAACGCCGCAAACGCAGTACGCCGCAGACAGGTGAAAGAATGGGATGATGCCGTGACTAAACCATTGATTCGCCGATTCTATGAATACAACATGGCAATGAGCGATGATCCGAATATCAAAGGTGATATGCAGATTGTTGCTCGTGGTACATCAGCGCTATTGGTTAAAGAAACTCAAACAGCACAGATTATCGATATTTTCCAAAAATTCGGTCAGCATCCACAATTAATGTATGCTTTTGACTGGTACGATGGCGCTAAAACATTGATGCAATCAATGAGCATGGGAACGCAAACCATGCTTATCCCTCGTGATGAGTACGAACAAAAATTACAGGAAATGCAAGAATCTCAAGCATCACAACCGCAAGATCCTGAAATTCTGAAAGTGCAAATGCAAATGCAGATTGCACAGCAAAAACAACAGCACGAAATGCAGTTAGAGCAAATGAAGATTCAAAGTCAGATTCAGATTGAGCAAATGAAAGTTCAGATCAAAGAGAAAGAGCTTGAAATTAAAATGCTCGAAGTGCAAATGACACAACAATCGCATCAAGCTCGCCTAGATTTAGACGAAAAACTAAGCACAGCAAAACTCACAACCGATTTACAACTTCAAACAGGTAAACAAGCAATAGATTTAGAGAAATTTAAAACAGAAGTGGCATTGAAGAATACGCCGCTCGCTAATCCAGCCGGTAATTATGGGTTAGACAAATAACAGTCCGCAACGTAAAAAGTGCGGTCTTTTTTTATCACTAAATTTTAAGGGCAAATATATATGAGTTTCTACCTTTCCAATAAAGACTACAAAGAAATGATCGGCATTATCAGTGGCGATACAGGTAGCAAGAAAGGAAATGGCGCATCAACCACTTACCTCGATACTGAATTCACAGCGCAAGAGCCTAAAAAACAGCAAGGCATTGTGGCTGATACGGTTGATGCGGTGCAAATGGGGGCGTGGAAAGGCGTTAGTGATATTGCGCACGGTATTGGCGCTTTAACTGGTGCAGATTGGTTGCATGATGTTGGTGATTGGGCGGCGAAAGGTGCAGATGAAAACGTTGCCTCAATGTCAGATGAAATGAAAGCCGCTTTAAATCAAAATGCGTTTGATGGCGAGGGGCAAGGTGTACGCAATTTGCGTTGGTGGGCTGGTAATTTAGGTTCATTAATCGGTCAAAACCTTGATACAGCTTTAACACTTGGTGCGGGTAAAGTCGCAACGATTGGTGCAAAACAAGCCGGTAAATTATTGCTCAAAAAAGAAGTTGCTGAAGAAGTGGGCAAAACAGCCGTGGAACAAGCTGCTAAACGTGGTATTCCGCAAAAATACTGGAACATGGTCGGTATTACAGCCACAATGTCGGCGATGTCGGGCGGCGGTCGTTACGGTCAAAAACGTGATGAAATCATGGAAATGACTAATGAACAATTAGCCAAAATTCCGCAGTTTTCAGATGAATATTATTCCATTGCAGATAGCGATGAGGGCAAAGGTAAAAGCACAGATGAGCTTTACACAATGGCTAAAAAATCCTTTGCTGATAAAGTTGGGCGTGATGCAGCGCTCAATCCAACGGCTATCGCAACAGATTTAGTGACAAATGCAGTCAGTGGTCTTGGTGGTGGATTTTGGGGTTTAGGTTCGCCGGCTAAAACAATCAAAGGCGGTTTATTAAAAGGTGCGGCAGTTGAGGGCGGTACTGAGGCTATTCAAGGTATTGGCGAGCAATACGCATTAAACAAAGCAGATCAAGACTATTTAAATCCTGATAAAGATTTAACCGATGGCATGGCTGATAATGCTATCAATGGTGCGGTGCTTGGTGCGGTCTTTGGTTCGGCTATGGGTGGACTTGATACGCACACTGATAGAATCGCTTTCAATAATCAAAAACGCACAATCTTAAATCATATCAATACTGGTAATGATGCAGTTGATAGCCAATTAAGAAACTATGTTGATATGCTCAATCATGGCGCAACCGAATTAGGCGATTTAGTATCAGCCAGTCGAGTACAAGCGCTCAATAACGCCGGTATCGCAACCATTTTCGCAGACGAACAAGCTCGAAAAGATTATGTAATTGGTCGTGCGTTTGATGAAGTGCGCAACATTGCTCAATCATACGGCATTGATCCGAAAGATGGTAAAGCTATGCGCCGTTGGTTAGAAGATTATGCTGAGAAAGCGAAAGAATACGCCAACGATGATCCGCAAGCCGTTGCACCAGTAAGCAATTTACAATCATCAGCTAACATTGCGCATGAGTTCAGAAATGGCGTTGTAAGCGGCGCTAACGATGAGATTGATGTTGGCAATGGTAATTATCAACCTTTCCAATATGAAGTCGTAGATGCAAGCACGCTTACGCCTACACAGCAAAAAGATGAAAACCAATTCCGAGACCGTGACAGAGCATCAAGCCAAGCTCAAATTAATAACATTGCACGAAATTTAGATCCTCGCAAACTTGCCTCAAGTCCAACAATGGATGTGGGCGCACCGTTATTAGCCTTAGATGGTAAAACAATTATTGCCGGTAATGGTCGTACAATGGCAATTCGCCAAGCCTATCAAGAGGGCGGCGCTGATGGTTATCGCCAATTCTTACAAGATAATTCAGCACAATTTGGCATTGATCCAGCTCAATTAAGCGAAATGGAAAATCCCGTATTGGTTCGCCGTTTAACTTCTCCAGTTGATATTGCTCAAGTGGCTATCAATTCCAACGAGCAAGGCGGTATGCGAATGTCAGATTTAGAGCAAGCCAAAGTAGATGCTCGCCGCTTGCTAAGTATGGATAATTTTGTTGCAAACGATGACGGCGATATTAACTCAGTAGATAACCAATACTTCATTGGCCAATTCATTAAAAATCAACCTGAGAACGTGCGTAATGAATTATTAGATAGTCGAGGTAATCTCAGTCAAACTGGCGTGCAGCGTATGCGTAATGCAATGTTGTATGAGGCGTATGGTGACAGTCAAACATTATCTCGCTTGATTGAAAATACAGATCAAGGCGCAAAAAACGTATTGAACGCCTTAACCTCCATTGCGCCTAAAGTTGCTCAAACTCAGCAAGGCATTGACAGTGGTAAGTTATCAAGCGATGTAAATATTTCAGAGGACGTGATCCAAGCCGTTGAGAAATACAACCAACTCAATGCACAAGGATTTAAAATCAGTGATTATCTCGCTCAAGAAGATTTTGTGGGTGATTTGTCGCCTGAGGCTCGTGAAATTCTGACAATATTTGATGAAAACCGCAGAAGTAGTAAACGCATTGCGCAAGTGTTAGGTTCATACCTTAACAAAGCTCAGGTTCAGGGTGATACATCAATCATGAGCCTATTTGGTGAAGATGCAACATTCGACAGATTAGGCACTCTACAACAAGCGAAAAACACTGATGAAACTATTAGATTAAGCCTAAATGAATCCGCTAATTCTGACTTTGCGAAAGCGGTAGATACAACTGTTCAGGGTGGTAAGCCATCAAAACAATACATCCCTATGGGAACCACTCCAAGTGTTCTAAAAATGCTTGGATTGCCAGATACTAAAGTTTTAGTTAATAGAGATGTATTAAGAAAAGTGATGTTAGATAAGCATAATGTTACCTCCGAAACATTGAAACAATTGCCGAAACAGATTAATAATCCTGTTGCTGTAATGGAATCAGCGCCAAGAGCAACACATAATGGCTATATTGTCTTAACAGAGCTATTGGAAAGAAATATCTCAACAGGAAAGGACGAGCCAGTAATTAGTGCATTACATCTGAAGAAAACTAAAGATGGAATTGAGGTGATTAATATTGCCAGCGTGTACGGTAAGAATCTTGGTGGCTTACAAAATATGCTAAATCATGATTTGGTATATTGGAATAAAACAAAAGGCTCACAATTTATTGAATCTTTCGGGCTCCAATTGCCCTCAAAAATCGATTCAAAAACGATGAGCCTATCTGTGGATAATATTAAAACCGAAACCGATCTAAGTCAATATCAAGCCGCAAAAAATAATCAGATTCCACAAATTAATCCAGAAATTCAACACGCTCAAGACATTATTCGCAAAACCTTTGGCAAAGCGGCAGAACATATTGAGGTGACAACTCTCGCCAATCCGCCTAAAGATGTGAAAAACCTAATCACTTCCGATGTAGAGGGTTGGTTTAATCCTAAAACTGGCAAGGTTACATTAATCGCAGACAGTATCAATGCAACTAAAACAATGAGCAAAGAAGAACGTTTGCAATTCGTTGCGTGGCACGAAATGGCGCATCGTGGGATCAACGTTGGCTATAAAGGCTCTTATGACAGCTTAATGCAAGAAGTTGGCAAAAACAAAGCGATTAGTCAGATTGCCGATGCTATTCAAACACAACGCAAAAACACTGATGATTTAGCCGCAACCAATCGATCTGTTGCGATTGAAGAGGCTATTGCAGAAATGATGGCCGCACACGAAACAGGCAAATGGAATGAGCTTGAAAGTCGTTACGGTGTAGAGATTAAGAAAGGTCAAAGACAATCAACTAAATCATGGTTAGCTATGACCGCACAACGTATCAAAGACTTCTTATCAAAATTCTTTGGTGTTGAGCGTGCAGCGCAGTTTTCTGATGAAGATGTATTGAATCTTATTGCTCGAATTAAATCTAGCTCGCTAAATGAAACAAGTGATATTGGCGATTTGCGCTTTAGTCGAAATGAAGAATTGACAGAAGAGCGTTATAACCAAGCAAAATCAAAAGGCGAAACCGAGCTAACATTCCATCAATGGCAACAGGTTCGCTCGCCTGAGTTTAAAGCCTGGTTCGGTGATTGGGAAAACGATCCTGAAAATGCAAGTAAGGTTGTAAATCCTAAAACTGGTGAACCGTTAGTGGTTTATCATGGCACATTAAATAGTTTTAATGTATTTAGCAATGATAGGGGTATTCATTTTGTATCTGACGATCCGAAATTTGTTGATAAGTTTGTCACGCAAAATGGCGGAGATTTTGCGGATGGTGCAAATGTTATGCCGTTGTTTATTTCCTCCAAGAATCCTTTTGATTACACTAACAAAAAACAAGTTGGTAAACTTTCGGTGATGGCCGGTTTGAGTTCTAGCGCTGTTAGTGAAATAAAAAAAGGTAAATGGCAACGGATAGAGGATAGAACAATCATTGAATCAATCAAAGACTTGGGATTTGATGGTTTTTATGTAAATGAGGACGGAGTTAAAAACTTAGCTGTATTCAACTCCAATCAAATTAAATCAGCATCCTCTAACACTGGCGCATTTTCTAAAGAGAACGATGATATTCGTTTCTCTCGTGCGAACACAATGCAATCAGCTCTTGATTTAGCAATGACAGGCGTGGCGCATAGCGAGCCTAGCGCATGGGATAGCTTAAAATCCAAAGACTTCTCAGGATTTAAAGAGCGTTTTAATCGTGCAGTTGGTAAAGTTGATGAATGGTTAGCTGATAGCTTGCGCCCGGTGAATGATTGGATTGATTCAATGCACCTTGAAGATCAAACAGGCAACACTAGCAGCCGTGACCATGAAAAACGCCGTCTAAAAGATGCTATGTACACGGCTAAGGGTAAACGTGATGCACTAAATTCTGAATTAGAACAAGCGTATTTGAAACCAATTCTTTCAAAAATTGCCGCACTTTCTAAACAAAGCAAAAATACAGGTCATCCGATTGACGAATTGACAATGAAAAGAATGGTCGGCAACTGGATCTCAGCTCGCTATTCCATTGAGAAAAACATTGATTTACTCAATCGTGATGAAAAAGTGATGCGTGATACAAAACGCTTATTGGATAACGCTAAACAAAACGGTACAAGTGCAGAAGTGCGCCGCTTAAATGAGGCTTATCTAAAAGCAAAAGAGCAATACGATAACCGTAAGGCTGATATTTACAACACGGATTACAAAAACAAAGGCAATCGCTTTAAAGTTGGGGTTGCTGGCGGTTGGTCAATTCCTGAGGCTGAATTGATTATGAGCAACACAGAAAAACATATCAGCCGTTCTAACTTGGAATATGTAGCCGATCTCGTTTACGATCTCAATCAATCAAGATTAGATATTGATCGTGCGAGTGGTCGATATACTGAGGCTGAGTATCAAGAGTACAAGGCTAATCGCCATTATGTGCCTTTAACTGGCGATCCGAATGCCGATGTAGATGTTGATATTATCTCGGGTGCTGGCTCAAATGCGCTTAACATTGCTCGAGATAAAACATTAAAAGGTCGTACAAGTTCTGAGGCTGAAGATGCGATTGATGCTGTTTGGAAGTCAATCGGTAAATCCACCACCTATGCCGGCTTTGCTGAGTTTAAATCTAGAATTGATGACTTGTTTGAAACAGAAGTGGCTTTATTGAAAGATAAAGGCTATTCCGATGCTGAGGCAAGAGAACAAGCAACCGCAAATTTAGGTATTAGTAAACGTAAAATGCAAGGCTTAACACGCTCAAGCGACAACGTACTTATCCGCAAAGAGGGTAGTGATTATTATGAGTATGAATTACCAACTCAAGTGATGGAATCATTGCGCAATGACAACGTTGAACACGCCAACGCTTTCTTGAAAGTTATCTCTAAACCGACAGGATGGTATGCTCGAGGAGTTACTCAATGGACTGTTACGTTTGCGCCAATGAATATGATGCGTGATACTTGGGAAAAATCAGAATTTATCCGAGTGCAAAAACTTTACGATAAAAATAATCGTCTAGTTGATAGCAAAACAATGGATAAAATCGGTCGTGATACCATTAAAAACGCCTTTGCTGACAAGGAAGTATGGCAAGCAACTAAACGCCTTGGATTTGGTCAAGAATTGCGTGATAGCGTGCCAGCAGAGCGAATGTTAAAACAACTTCTAAAAGAGGGGGGAGTATCAAACTATGGTACTTATCTCGATAAATCAGAAGTTGATTTAATCAAACGCTTGAAAAAAGAAAATAACCCACTAGCCGGCAAGCTTGAGAAAGTTGGTAAAGTGCTTGAGGGTTATAATAAGATGTTTGATACAGTATCAGCATTAGCATCCTATAAAGCGTTAGTTGATAACGGCATTGATTCAAAACAAGCGGCAGCAACAACGTTAGAATTGACCAACTTCCGCAAAACTGGCTCAAAAATGCGTGGTATTAAAGCATTGTATATGTTCTCGCAACCAACTGTAATGGGTGCGGCCAACTTAATGCGTTACCTATCCACTCGTAAAGGTCAAATCCGCTTTGCTGCATACATGGCTGTAATGACTTCGCTTTACACTGTATTGCGCTCAATGGACGATGAGGACGAGGGCGGCAATAAAATGGATCAGCTTGGCGACATCACTCGCTATATCCCTATTCCACTTGGCGAGGGTAAATACTTCAAAATCCCGGTTGGTTTTGGTATGGCGCAAATGGCGTGGAATTTCTCAACAAACCTTGTAAAAGGTGCGGTTGGCGATATTTCATTCACTGATGCTGGTACAAATATGTTTGTGCATTCGTTTAAAACATTTTCTCCAGTATCTCCATCTGAAATTTCAGCAGCGAAATATCCAATGACTAAGGCGGCATTGACATTTACGCCAACAATTTTGCAACCATTAATGCAAAATGTTTTAAATCGTTCTGCGTTTGGTAATCAAATTACAACCAATTATGTGCGTGATGATAAATTAAAAGCAGAACAAGCCAAGGCGACAACTGCTCAAGAGTGGAAAGATATTGCTCTTTACCTCAATGATTCACTAGGTATTGATATGCACCCTGAACAAATTAAAAACCTGTTTGATGGATATGGTTCAATCCTTGGTAGCTTTAAAGAGTTAGGAACGGTGTTTATCGAAAATCCTAATCGTGAAAAATTAGGTCGTAAAACTCGCACGCCGTTCCTAAATCAATTCATCGGTGCAACAAACGAATTTGCAATTCAAAGCCGATACTATGAGGCTAGTGAAGAGGCGGGAAGTGTTTATAAAGAATATAAATCTCGCAAAGAGCGTAATGAATTAGGCGATTGGTTAGATGCTGATAAAATGAAACTTATCAAATTCCATGAGGAAGAAGAGAGTATCATCAAAAAAGCAAGAAGTGAAAAAGCCAATCTTACTCGTGCATTGCGATCAGGTAAAATTAGTGCGGTCGCTTATGAAAGTGGTATCAAACGATACAACAAAGAAATGAGCGGCGTACAAGCACGATTATTGCGTAAATATCGACAAATGGAGGGATTAAACACACACTAATCCATTGACATTTAAAAATATTTGCAGTAAAATTCAACAAAATAGCCGAATTGTAGAAATGCAATTCGGTTTTTTATTGGGGATTTTATGCAGAAATTAATTTTATCAAGCTCAACAGATAGAAATTCTCTAATCTCCTACCTAAATAAACGGATCGATGAGTATTGTCAGGATTTATGCACTGAGGGCTTAACGCCTCAGCAATACAATATTCTAAGAGGTCAGATTAAAGAATTAAGAAGTTTAGTATCAGATCTAAACGGTTAAATACAAGCCCGCTCAATGAGTGGGCTTTTTTGTTATCAACGAATTATCACAAGCCGCTATATGCCGCTTAATGAGGTAATAAATGGAAAATCAAGACACCACAGAATTTAATGCTGATGCCGCTTTCGATGAGGCCGCTAATCAACTTGAATCAGGTGGACTAACTGCTGAAGTTAAACCGTCAGTCGCAGATGAAACCAAACAGCCAGCGCCCGATCAACGCATGGAAGATACCACTCAAGAAAATATCCCGCAACAGCCGGATGAGAAAGAGGAAGTATTGCCTGAATGGTTAGCAAATGCCACTGATGAAGTGAAAGACAATTTCCGTTTGATGAAAGCAGAAAAAGAGAGATACGAACACATGGCTAAATCTCAACGTGGTCGTGTTGGCGCTCTCTCTAAGAAATATCAACAGGCTAAGGCAGCGTTAGAGCAGCTCGAGCAAAGTCAAACTACCTTTGATGGTGAGTTAGACAATTTGCGTGCGGACTATCCTGAAGTTGCTGAAGTATTATCCCGCATTCTTGCCGGACAAAATCAACGCCTTAATGATATTTCAGCGCCGATTGCTCAGATGGTCGATGCAAATATGCAAGATTTTGCGCAGCAACAACTTGATAGCTCAATCTCTTTAGTGACTCAAGTCGTTCCTGATGCAAACGACATTTTAGGCGATCCAATGTTCCATAGATGGGTAGATAATCAACCAAAAGGCATCAAAGCATTGTTTAAATCAGACGATCCGCAAGATGCTATCTACTTACTCAATGAATACAAAAAGACTGCCGCATCAATCTCAGAGCAACGGAATAAACGTTCTCAACAACTTTCAGCATTGTCACTTCCTACTGGTCGAACAAGTCCAAAAGGGGGCAGCGAAGTTGATGAAGAATCGTTGTTCAATCAATTCGCTGCTGAATTTGCTAAACAGCGATAAGTAAGTTAGTTCATTTGAGGAAAATTTATCATGGCTACAACTAAATATACCGATGGCGACATTTCTCCACGTACAAAAGTTTATGCTGAAGCTAAAATGTTAGCTCACGCAGAACCAATCCTTGTTTTGAATAAACTTGGTCAAACTAAACCAGTTCCACAAAACAAATCTCAAACCATTAAATTCCGCCGTCCAAAACCATTTGCACCGGCAACAACCCCATTGACTGAGGGCGTTCGTCCAGATTCTCAAAAAATGGCGTATGAAGATGTGGAAGTCTCATTAAAACAATACGGCTCATGGGTTGAAATCACTGATGTTATTCAGGACACTCATGAAGATCAAGTGTTAAGCGATACTACAATGCTTTCAGGCGAGCAAGCGGCTGAAACAACCGAGCTTTTAGCCTGGGGCGCAATCAGTGGCGGTACAAACGTTATTTTCGCCAACGGCACTTCTTCCAACGATGTAAATACTGCGGTTAAATTAGAGCATATTCGTGCGGCCGTGCGTAAATTACAACGCAATCGTGCGAAGAAAAAAACATCTATCCTTGATGGCTCAATCAAATACGGTACTAAACCGATTGAGGCTGCATACATTGCGGTATGCCATACTGACTTAGAGGCTGATATTCGCAGCTTACCTGGATTCACTCCAGTTGCAGAATATGGCTCTCGTCAGCCTATTGTTCCGCAAGAGTTCGGCACAATCGAAAACGTGCGCTTTATTACATCGCCTTTATTCGCACCTGAAATCAACAAAGGCGGTACTCCAACAGCAACCAAAGTATTATCTACTGCTGGCTCTAAAGCGGACGTGTATAAAATCGCCGTATTCGGTCAAGATGCTTATGCAACTTGCCCATTAAAAGGTAAAGATGCTGCACAAATTTTAGTGCGCAATCCTGGTAAAGCCGAAAAAGGCGATGAGTTAGGTCAAACAGGCTCAGTTGGTTGGAAAACTTGGTGGGCGGGTAAAATCCTAAACGATGCTTGGTTAGTTCGTGTAGAAGTGGCTGCATCATCACTTTAGTTTTAATTCGTAAATCAAAAGCCCTCCTTGTGAGGGCTTTATTTTTTTAGTGAGTACACAATGGCTTATCCATTTATTGATTTAAAAAAAGCAACAAAAGAAGAATTAGTTGCTCATTTGCGTGATTATTGCGGCGTTGAAAAAGACGGCAAAAAAGAAGAGCTAGTTCAAGCAATTCTTGGTTTTGAATCAGCGAATGGCATTTTACGCCCTGATGCGGAAGTGGAATTACAACCGCAAGCGGCACAAGAAACACAAGAAACGCAAGGCGATATTCCATTGTTATCGCACAAGCGTGTGCGAATTATTATTGCGCCAAGCGAAACCGAAACCGGCGATGTTTATGTCAGCATTGGCGATTGGGATGCGTTAATTAAGCGTGGTGAAGAAGTATCAATCCCTGAGCCGGCATATCAGCTATTGGCTAAATCAGGTGAAACTCGCTTTAAACAAAACCAAGACGGTTCATTGACTGAATACTTTGCAACTCGATTCTCAATTACAGTATTAGGTGATGAATAATGAATTATCTTCAACTTGCTCAACGGTTACGCCGTGAAATGAATGATACAGGTGATGGCCCATTCGGCGTATCCAATCAGAAAGGTCGTAGTCTAGAGTATGTTGATGCAGTTCGTGAATCGTGGCTAGATATTCAATCTTTGCGTGATTGGAGTGAGGATTTCTGGGGTGAGGGATTCTCTTCTAAAAATCCTCAAGTTCTTGAAGAATCTGCTGATACTCCTTTCATTCCTGAAAAATTCCATGTGGCTATTGTGTATTACGCAATGCAAGGCAAAGCCTTATCGCAAAATGCTCAAGAGTTAATTTTGCGTGGGCAAAACGAATGGGATAAATATCTGCACTTACTTTGCACTCAATTTTTACCAACTCCATCATTAGGCAAATAAATGGCACAGTTACCGAGAAATCAATCACAATTTATCGCTATTAGCGGTGGAATGGATCTATCTACTCCTCCAATCGCAAAGGCTAGTAGTGATGCGGTTAGCACGTTAAATGTGCAGCCTATTTATGGCGGTGGATTTTCCAGAATTGAGGGGTATGAGTGTTTGGATGGTAAAACAGTTCCATCTCAAATGACTTATGCCGTGTTGCACGTTGGGAATATCTCCAATAAAGAGCAATTTCACAATAAAGCATTTACTCATAACGGTAAGCAATACCACATTATTGATGTGTTAGATGATGCCTTTGTTGTTGCGTTTTTAAAGCCAGAAACAATGACCAACGGAGCAAGTTTTTCTGTTAGCGGTGTTGGCTTTACTGCAAGTTATGTGAATAGCTCTATCGATGGTGATTTTGCTGATGACTTAGTTTATCGAGGAAAAGCATTTCAGTTAGGCGTTGATGCTGTATTTCCAGTTCCAGGAATGGGCAATATTCGTGGCGTTGTAGAGTTGGATAATAAGCTAATCGCTTTTCGTGATGATGGTGACAGATGCGGTGTATTTATCAGTTCTGATAGCAGTTGGACGGTTGCTCAAGCAACGTATATTGCCAAGTTAAAAGACTTAGTTAAACCTGAAAATCTATTGGATAACTCAGATTTTACATCGGGCAATGTTAGAGGTGTGATTCATTCAGTATCTTTAGCGCCTGATAGTAAATCGGGCTATGTTGTTTTGTCACAATCTGTTTTAGCTAATCAACCTTTACAGATAAATAGCACAACCGTTGCTACAATAGAGAAATGTGACAGGGTTTCTTTAACAAAAGGGAAAGACTGGCAATTTATCTATCACAACTTCTATGGCGGCTCTAATACGCATTATGCCTATGGGTGTAATGGCGAGCAGATTATTGAGGTTCGTCCGAACGGGATTATCATTCCAATTCTCGTGAATAATGACAATCCGCAATATATTTGTGCGCACAGAAATCATCTATTTGCATCATTCGCTGGCGGTCAATTAGGGCATTCTTTAGTTGGTCATCCTAACCGTTGGTCGGTGTTGTTAGGCTCAGAGCAATTCGGTTTAGGGGATGAAATAACCGCATTATCATCCACCACTGGCGGCGTTTTAATTATTGGTTGTCAAAATAAAACATCGGGGCTTTATGGTTCAGGCCGTGAAGATTGGGCGTTAAAAGACATTTCGCCGGTTGGCATAATTCCGAATACGCTGCAAACATCATTCATGCCTATCGCAATTACAAAAAACGGCATCACTCGAATAGATCAAACTGAGCAATTTGGTGATTTCAGATTAAGTGAAATGGATGCAAACCGTAAACTTGCCTTTGATAAACAACCATACAATATCGTTTATTCATCCACTAAAGCTAAATCTAACCAAGTTAGATTCTATTCATCCGAGGGGCGGCATTTATGTATTATGTTGCAACCTGATGGAACAACAAGAAGTACATATTTCATTTACCCTGAACCATTGCAAGGGATTTGGCAATCGCCAAATCAAGTTTACCTCGCTTTTAGTGATGGCAAAGTTTATATACAGTCTGACAAATGCTATTCATTTTCAGGAAAAAGTATAGATTGGACTGTAAAAATGGCGTTCAATCATTGTGGTTCACCAACATTAATCAAAAGTTGGCATAGTGCTGAATTGCAAGCTACAACCGATGGGAAATCAAAAATAAGTTTCCGATTCGATCTTGATTACAATTCAAACTATCATTCAGCCGCACTAAGTAAAGATTTAGAAATTGCCGGCGGCGGCGGTCGTTGGAATGATTCTCTTTGGAATGATTTTCTTTGGTCTGCGGAAGATTATTCAACGCCAACACTTCAATTATCAGGGTATAGCCGAAATATTGCCTTATCGTTTGCTGGCTCATCAATCTACTCTCCACAATTTGAAATTAGTGGACTTATCTTAAATTATATTCCCCGGAGAAATTATCGTGTCTAAAGAAAGCTGGTATAAACGCAAACATCAATTTACTCCATACACAAAAGCTGACGGACAAGCCGTATCTGATGAATTTGATGCAATTCAATCGAGTTTTGAACGCATCCCCGAGATGCGAGATGATGGGAAAGGGTTTAAGGAAAGTCCATTAATCCCAGAACCAACCGATCCGATGCACCCAGTGCCGCTTAAAATGCTCACTGAAACAGAAAAGAGCGTTAATAATGCGAGAGATGATGTTACCACCAAAGCTCAACAAGTTGCTCAAAATGCGCAATCTGTTGCTACAAATACTTTAACTGCAACTCAAAAAGCTGATACGGCAACTCAAGCGGCGGCATCCGCACAAAGCAGCCAACAAGCGGCTATCAATTCTGAGAATATGGCTCATAAATGGGCAGCCAATCCAGTTAATGAAGTAGTACAAGGTGATAAATATTCAGCTTATCACTATGCAACCAAAGCAGCGCAATCCGAAACAACTGCATCATCAGCCGCAATTACATCCAAAAACAATGCCGATATAGCCACAAGTAAAGCGGCAGAGGCCGTACAGGCTGCCAATAGAGCCGTGAGCCTAGCTAATGGTGAGGTAGAGTATTCAAAGGTAATAAATGTTCCGAGCGCCAACACTGAAACAAAAGGGATCGTGCAGCTAACAAGCAGTTTGGAATCAGAAAGCGAGGAATTGGGGTTGACCGCAAAAGCGGGTAAATATCTAAAATCGCTTATAGCAAAAATCCCTGAATCATTAACTGATTACATCAAAACATCAAGCATGTCGTCTAGTATAGATAGTGATAGCACTGAAACTGTTGCGACATCAAAAGCCGTCAAAATCTTGAATGATGCAGTAAAAGACAAGCTTGATAAGAGTGGAGGGAAAATTTCTGGCAAATTAGAATTATCAGATTTGGAAATAGTTAATGGTGATTCGGATGGCCATATTAAAGTTGGCGAAAGCGCCTATATTATGGATGTTTATCAAGCAGATGCTGTTGGAGTTAAAGGCGTTACGAATGATAGAGCGGGTTATATTGCATTCGGCAGTTCCAATAATAGGTTTGGTTATGATGGTGATAAATTCATTGCAGACGGCTATCTTGAGGTGCCTCAAGTTGGGCATGGGAGTTATTCAAATCAATACAATTTAAAAGCGCCTTATGTTGTGGCATCTGCCGGCGTTACTCGTGATACATATCATCCTTTTATAAAAGGGTTTATTAATCGTAATGGCGAGTATGGATCGGCGTTTTCATTCGGTTACACATCAGTTCAAGGGGCTGAGCGTGGGTTTGGTAGAGGAATTATTAATCTAATTGAGGATAACGGACATAACCTTATATGGCAGTTTGAACACAACGGCGATTTTGTCAGTAATGGTGATGTTAGAACGCCTAGTCGCTCGTTAAATAAAACACACCAAACAGACTTTGATTTCGTTAGGGTTGTTCAGAACGATCACTATTTTGGTGGACTTGAGGTTTTAAGAAAACAAAATAATAAACTTGCTCGATTTGAATTTAATAACAATAGATGGAAATTGTGGGTTCAAGATGCGTATGAAATACTCTTTCCAGAAAGAGGAGGTGTTGTCGCACTTGCGCATGAGACTGTATCTGATGTTAGATTGGGTAATCCGATATATAGATCTGAATTCGATTCCGTTCCTACCGGCGCTTTAGTAATGACCGGTGCTAGGGTTCAAAATAATACTAGAACATTAACCTATCGACCTATACAAAAATTAGTTAATGGCACCTGGTACAACATCACAGGCTAAGGGTAATAAATATGCTATACATAAAAAAATTCAAAACATACGAGCCAAGCAGCAATGCTATTGATGGGGTATTGTATTTAAGAAGTGAAGATGGCAAAGATTGGTATGAGATTCAACCGCAATTTTCTGACAATACATTAAAAGTAATGTTCGATGATGATGGATTAGTGGTTTCTTGTTCTCGTGATGCATCATCTTTGTTTCCAGTTGATTGCGGCGTTTTAGAAGTTGAATCAGACACGGATGATTTACTTGGATGCTATGTAATTAATGGCAAATTGATCATGGAGAAAAAACCTAGTGAATACCATGAATGGGATGGCGATAAATGGGTAGTGTCGCAAGATAAACGAAATGAGTTGTTAAATGCTCAAAGAGCTGAAATTAGAGCAGCGATTAACAAAAAGCGTGATGATTGTGTAAATGGTGGTGTATTTGTTCCATTGATCAATAAATGGGTTGATACGGACGATAAAGGCCGCAGCACACTGGTTGAGATTAAGGCTGATTTTGATTTAAACGGCAAGGATAACACTTACACATTAATTTGTGCTGATAACACTGCTCAAGTTATCCATTTTGAGGAGTTTAAGGCAGTATGGAATGCAGTGAAAACTCTTAAAGAAAAAATGTATGAGAATGCCTATATGCACAAACTGCTATTAGAGCAATCAGCTAATCCGAAAGATTATAACTGGTCATCCGGCTGGTCGAAAACGTATCAAGAGCATTTGGAGGGTAAATAATGGTTAGTGAAGAGAAAGTAAAAAAATGGTTTTACCATGTCATTATTGCAATCGATCAGTTGTTTAACGCTATCACTGGTGGCGCTGCTGATGAAACATTATCAAGCCGAGCTTATAGAGGTGCAGTATTATCGGAGCATCCTCGCAAACGATGGCGTGTAATTCACATATTGATCAATGCGGTATTTTTTGACCGCAATCACTGTAGGGAATCCTATTTCAGTGAAGTTTACCGCCGACAATATACCGAAGATTTTAAACAAGATGCCGCTAAATAGCGGCTTTTCTTTTTGGGGGAATATATGTCAATTCTAGGCACTATGAGCGGCGCTTTAAATAAAAAGCAGCCACAAGCTCCAACAGTTTCGCAAACTCCAGAAAAGGACAATTCTGGCACAATGGCTGGCAATGTTGCAAACATCTTAAATAGCAATTCTTTGCTGATGAGAAGTGCGGCGGCAAAAGGCGAGCGAATCGCTGCTAATCGTGGCTTGCAAAATTCAACACTTGGCGCAGAGGCGGCACAAAGAGCTATGTTGGATGCTGCAATTCCAATCGCAGCGCAAGACACTCAACATCAATTCACGGCATCACAAGCTAATTTAGATAGAGGGCATCAAAAGGATTTAGCTAAACTCCAAGCTGACTTAAATTACAGCAATCAAAGTCGTTTAAATCAAGAGCAAAATAGATTTGCTGCATCTCAAGCTGATTTGGATCGTGGGCATCAACGTGGATTAGCTCAGTTACAAGCTGATTTAAGTTATCAGAATCAAAGTCGATTGAATGATACACAAAACAAATTTGCTGCATCTCAAGCTGATCTTGATAGAGCGCATCAAAGAGGATTAACTCAATTACAATCGGACTTAAATTACAACAATCAAAGTAGATTGGCAAAATTACAGTCTGACTTAAATTACAGTAATCAAAGTCGTTTAAATCAAGCTCAGTACAACTTTACTGCATCGCAAAATGCGTTAGATAGAGCAAATCAACGTGAATTAGCCAATCTGAACCATCAAAATGAAATGCGGAACTTAAATGCTCAAGTCTCAGCTAATACCATTGGCAAATCAATAGACTTTACAATGCAGATTGCAAATAACTTTGATGCTCAAATTGCTGGCATCTTGAATAACACAGCAATGAAAGCGGACGACAAAGAGAAAGCTATCAAAACATTGAAATCTAGCCGTGATTCTGAGATTAACTTTGTATCTAAATTCATGCAAGGGATTCCGACAACCAAACAAAATTGGTCGTCTTTCCCTAGTCTTGGTGTACCGTCAGTAAGTATTAAATAAGGAGCAAATTTATGGCCGGCGAATCATTTTGGGATAAGGCTTTTGAGGCTATCAGTGGGGCGGCATCGTGGTTAGGAGATGCGGCTGGAGAGGCAGGCAAGTGGATGGAAAGCAATAAAACAGCCACAAACTTGCTTGGAAATACATTACTTGGCGTTGGGCAGTATTTTGCTCAAAAAGAGGCTAATAAGGACTTAATGAAACAACAACGAGAGCTATTGAATATGCAAGATGCTCTAAAATCTCAGTATTCAGCAGTGCCGGATGTTGATGTTTCGTACAACAGCTTAACCGTTGATAACTCCCCAGGATTGGCAAACGGTGGAATTTTAACGGAAATGCAAAGTAAATTAGAACGTAAAAATAAAGGCGTTTAATTATGGCTCGATCAGAATCTAAATCAATTAGCGATAGTTTTGGCGAAAGCATGGAGCGAGCCGGCTATGAGCGTGCTAATGATAGCCGAGGCGGTTGGCAAGAGCATGATAGCAGTGATAACTATCAAAGCACAAGAGATAGAATGGATAAGCATCTTGCTAGCAGAGGCAAGAGCAATAATGCAAATCAAAGCATAAGCAATCCTATTAATACTGGTTTTGGTGGTAGAAGTGCGATTAGTCAAAGCGTTGGTACACATTATCAAAGTAATGCGGCAGCATCTAGTGCGGTTAGTGGCAATAAAACAAGTTTAACCAACGGATTATTCGGTCGTGATGTAACAAAAAACGCTCCTTATTCTGCAAGACAGGATTGGGATAATATCAATGCGCTCACACCAACGGATAGAATTAGGGATATAGCTCATCATTATGCCGGCGAAAGTCTTTCTAGAGAGCATAAGGGCAATACTATTGGTAGCGTTGTTTCATCAATAGTTGGTTCAACGCTTGAACCAACTTCTATGGCTGAAGCTATCGCATCTGGGGTAACGCAATTAGGATTAACAAAAGCCGGCACGGCTGCTGATACCTTATTAAATAAAGAGGATGAAATTCTTGGGAAAATGACACCAGGGCAAAAAGCCGTATATCAAGCAGAATCGCAAAAAGTCAAGGATGCTTTTAGTGAAGACATGGATAGTTTTGGTTCTAGGTTTAAAGGTGGGCTAGCGACCGTGGCGGGGATTGTTGGAGGGGCTGTAACCGGTGGTGTTGGCACAGCTCCTATTGGCACGGCGGCTAAAGTTATTGCCGATAATTCTCGCTATAATTCAGCGATGCAGCATGCGGCCGACAAAGTTAATTCTCCTGTTCTGAACGAAATGATTATCGAGGATAAAGCTAAAAAAGCGCAAGCAATGAAAGATTGGGAGCAAATGCGTAAAATGGCTGGCAACACGGAGTATGTGGGGCAAGGTATTTTAGGAACGATGCAGCAAAGAGCGAAAGCGGCAAATGGTCAATACAAAGACGAGGAAGATTACAACAGCATCCCTCAATTAGTCAATTTATGGAATAACATCTCAGTAATATAAGGAACGCATAATGGGTATTTTAGATTCAATGGCACAACAAAACGGTAATGCGCAGCCGGAAATGCAACAAGGGCAACAGGTCGATATGAGCCAGCAAGGCAATATGTCGCAAATGTATAAAATGGTAATGGATAACTCAGTCAATGCCATTGCTAATGTTGCGCAAGAGCGAATTGAGCAAAAAGGCGTTGAAAAAGGCGTTGCGGATTTAGTTGCAACGGCGATGATTGCAAACATTCAAGCTGCTCAACAAAACGGCAAAACAATCCCGCCTCAAGTAATGATGCAAGTTGCAAAAGATTTAGCAATGCAATTATTGCAACAAATTGGCGTTCCAGTTGATCAGATTGATGATATTCTTGTTGACATCTTAATGGATGCGTTAGATCAATTTGGCGAGGCGACAAACGGCATTTTACCGCCTGAAGAAGAACAGCAATATGTTGATATGATTGGCAAGGTATCTGATCTTGAAAATCAACGCCAATCACAAATGCAAGGTAATAAACCGCAATCAATGCAACAACCTATGCAACAAGAGGTGTAAATTATGGGATTAGGTGGCATTTTAGCAGCAATGGCACAAGGCTTTGGAACAGGCGTTATTAAAAACGTAGAGCAAGGCTGGAAAGAAGATGAAACAAATAAAATGCTTGATTGGAAAGAAAAGGAATCAGATAAGCAAAGAGCTTTTGAAAGCGAGCAACTTGATAAAAAGCATCAGCATGATTTTGAACTGGAAGATCATAAGACAAGAAATGCCATATCTGAAACTGTGGCAAGATACCAGGCAGCAGCGAGATATGCGAGATCTGCTGGCGGTGGTGGCGGCAATAGCATAAAAGAAACGCAACGTGATCTAACCGGCAAGATGCAAACTATTGGGATTTATGATGCTCAAATTGGCACACTAACAGAGCGATTATCTCAAACAGAAGATAAAGATCAGCGGGAGGCTTTAATCAATCGGATTAATGCTTTAGATAGTGCAAAGAATGATTTTCTCAAGAAAGAGAGTACAAGACAATCATTTGCAAACGCTGGCGATATGGGGGCTGCTTTATACATGACAAGTGGTGGCGATATGGACTTATATAATCCGAAACCGAAAGAGCCTCAAAGAGCGGTTATTGAGGAAGTGAAACCTCAAATTGCAGCGCCGGCAAGAAATATGGTTGATGTAAACAGTATTTCACCGCAACAAGCCGCTCAAATTGCAAGAGAAAAACGAGAAGAGGTTGCTCGTCAGAATTTTGCAAGAGCATCGGAAGAGGCAAAAGAATGGGCTGCTAAACAAAATCAATACAAATCAACCATGTTTACGCCAAGAACATTCTAAACATAAAAAAAAGAGCGGTTAATTTGACCGCTCTTTAATTTTCCTTTATTAATCTAATAATCCAGCAATATCTTTCATATTAGGCGCATAGTAAACGTTTTGCAAGATTCTGATGTCTTTATGGCCTGAGATTTTAGCTAAAGTCATTACATCAACTTTTTTCGCTAATCTAGTTAGCGCCTCTCTTCGGGTATCATGAAAATGCAAATGCTCGCACATCGCCATTTTTTTTAATTTTCTAAATGTTGCATCAAGTGACTTTGATTCAATTTGAAAGCACGTTCCAGTATTGCCAACTTCTTCTTTTAACCTTTCTAAAATCGCAATAGCTTTTTTCGATAAAGGTACTCTTCGAGAAGATCCGTTTTTCGTTATCGGTAAATATGCAGTTCTATCCTCAAAATCAACATTATCCCAAGTCAGCCCACAAATTTCACCGGCTCGCATTGCAGTTTCAATAGCGAATAGCATAGCTGCGCCAGTTCTCGCCCTAACCGTCTTTAATGTATCATGATAACTGCTAACATAGAGTAGTCGTTCTATTTCTTCATCAGAATATCTTTGCGTTCTTGGTGGACTTCCTTTTGGTAAGACAAGCCCGGCTGTAGGGTTTCTTTCAATATAATCCCAACGCTCAACCGCAACGGTAAAAATATGTTTGATAGTGGATAGTTCTCGCCTAATACTTTCACCGCTAACTGATTTTTCCCTTTCGGCAATCCATAATTCAAAATCTTTCCTTGTAACATCACCTATATATTTACTGCAAATAGGGTGTTGCATAAACCTATTAAGCCTTAAAGTTTCGTGCCGCACGCCTCGTTTAGTTGGTGTAACTTCTTTTAAATAGCGCTCAACTACCTCAGATAGTAGTGTTTCAGGTTGCAATCCTTTCTTTTGTAGATCTAATTTTCTCTCTTCTTCCAAAGCCCATTGCGTTGCCTCGCCTTTAGTGTTGAAAGATTTAGATCTACGCCCTCCATTGTCATAAACTTGCGCACGCCATTTATTGCCACGCTTATGTATAGTAGCCAT